AACTAAGGTAATAATCTTTGCAATCATCATTTCCATTTTGCACATTATCCACAAACCATTTATGAATATGATTTGCTTTTCTCCAATAAATTGCATCATACCTTATAGATGTAGGCCTTAACTTATGTTTGTTTTGGTTTTTTATCTGCTCAACCAAATCATCACTTTCTTCGTCCCACAAATACTGTTCACTTTTTAAATACATATCTAAACCCATTGTTTTACTCCTTATAATTAATCACATTTATGATTCTATATTATAAAAAATCATTTGCAAGTTTTTTTTACAAAATAAGTTGCAATTAATATTGGTTATGTCATAATTAAGTTGTGATAAATATTTGGAGTAAATTATGAAAGTAAATTTTGAAAGTGAAATAGAGGTTGAAACTAAGTATGGCTCTCAATATAAACCAATTTATGTTGTTGCAAATGTAACTGCTGAGCCTGATGCTTATGCAACTGGTGATAGTCCAACATTATATGATGTAGAAATTGATTCTGTAACTTTAGATGATGAAGAAGTTGTAAATAAACTTGATCCTATTATTATAGAACATTTAATGAATGAAGTTTTTACTAAGGATATATTATGAAAGAACAAAATCATTGGAAAAGAAACCATAAATTAAATGAAGAGATTTTGAGGTCTTGGGTTGATTTTGAAAACTCAAAAGCAAAACCTAGTTATTGGAAATTATTAGGTAATGCTCTGTTAGTTTTATTTATGGTTGTAATGTTTTGGTTATTTGTATGTTTTATGTTTATGTTAGGGTAAATATGGACGAATACGAAAAGCTAAAAGAACAAGCAAGAATATTAAGTATGCTAAACAAAGAAATAAATTGGGATGAATTATTTGAAAAGCTTGATAATAACTTTGAAAAAATGAAGGAAAATTATGAAAAAAATTGAAATAAAAGGAAAAGAATATGTTCAAGTAAATGAGCGTGTTCTTGAATTTAAACTGCAATTTCTATTGGGAAGAATTATTACTGATGTTATTAGCCATGAAGATGGAAAGGTGGTTATGAAAACTTCAGTTTATGTGGATGATAACGCTGCCTCTTTACCTATGGCTACTGGCTGGGCGTATGAAATAGAAGGCAGCAGCAATGTAAACAAAACAAGCTACCTTGAAAACTGTGAAACTTCTGCAGTGGGTAGGGCTATTGGGTTTTTAGGTATTGGCATTGATACTAGTATTGCAACTGGCGAAGAAGTTCAAACTGCCATTATGCAACAAAGTGAGGTAGATAAAGAAAAACCTAAATATGAAAAACTGTTAAGAGATTGTGGCACTAGTTTTGAATTAAAAGAAAAGTGGCTGCAAATACCACCAAACATTAGACATCACTTAAAAGAGGTGAAAGATGAGCTTAAAGCATCTTACGGACAAGAAACGAACTAATAAAATAATTACCGCATCTCAAGCGCATAGGGTTATTCATGATAGAAAAACTCTATGGAAAGAAATGACAGGGAAAGTTCCTAAATTTCAAGGTAATGAGATGACTGATTGGGGTAATACATACGAACCTGTGGCTATTTCTGAATTAGAAAATTATTTGCAGGATTATGTAGAAGAGGGAAATATATTTCATGTCCACAAAGAACTTCCACTAGGAGCATCACCTGATGGATTTTACGAAGGCAATCCAGTAGAGGTAAAATGCCCATGGACACAAAAGATATACCCAAACATACCTGAAAAATATATGTGGCAAATGCAAATCCAAATGGAAGTATTAGATAAACCAAAATGTATATTTGCCGTTTGGACACCTGCAATGTTTCATGTGGAACAAGTTCAGCGTGATAAAGAATTTATTAAATGGTATATGCCGTTTGTAAATGAATTCTTAGACTATGTAAAATTAGACAACGAGCCTAAGAAATGGAATAAAAAACCTAAATACAACAAGGAGAAAGTATGAAAGAAAATGTAGTATTCAAAATATTACGAGCATCTAATGGGTGGGTTATTGAAGCTATTGATGGTGAAAGAATAGTTGCAATTGACAGCGTTCAGGTTCATGAAGAACTTGGTAAAATTTTAAAAAAATATTAAGGAGTAATATATGGCACAAGATAAAGAATTTCCTGATGGATTAATTTTTAAACCACCAAGAGATAATGCACCTGAATATGTAAAAGGAAGATTGTCTATTAAAAGAGACGATTTCATTAAATGGTTATCTAATAAAGCAGATGATTGGGTTAATTTAGATATGCTTGTTGGTAAAACTGGTAATTACTATACATCAGTAGATAATTGGAAACCTGACCCAAGCAGACAAACTAAAACAGTTCAGGATATGCCTGATGATGTTCCTTTCTAAAATAAACAAGGGGTCTATGACCCCGTTGTTTTATTTGTTGCAGATATACATTGTAACTTCAAAGCCAAAACGCATTTCTGTAGCTGTTGGTTTAGTCCACATAGCAATTCTCCTTTCTTTAGATTTCATATTAAATTTTATACCTTTTATTAAAATTAATGATGAATATGAAATGAGATTAGCATCATGAAAAGCATGAAACACTCAGGCATGAGTTATGAAGAAAGAAACAAGGGTGATAATTTTGCAGAAGATTTTTTTGAAGATTATTGCAAAAATCACTATATAAGAAGAATTGGCTTTGATGAAAAAAAGCAACCAGTTGATATGTTTTACAATTTACCAATTATGATTAGGAATATTCCTGATTATTATGTAATTGCAAAAGGCAAGTCTTTTTTATGTAATGTAAAAGGAACAGACAATATCAAACAAAAGGAAAGAGAAATTATGGCAGATTTGTATAAAAATTTTTCCAACAAAAACTGCCAACTTATATATGCTTTTTGTTTTAAAGAAAACAATACACCAATATTTAAGTCTATTGGTGAGGTGATGTCATTGTATGATGAAGATGAAGACAAGCAGTGGCATGATGGTGTAGTCTACAGAAACTTAAAATTAAGAAAGGTAAATTATGAGCGTAGATGATTTTGAAAAAATAATGGAAGACCACATGAAACTTCCTAAGTATTACAATTTGGACGAAGAGAGAGGTCTAGGTTTGCAATGGCTAAAAGAAGCAGGAGCAGGTCATTTGTCTGGTGTAGAAGCTGACAATGTTTGTAATATATTTAAATACGGAATTAGATATGGAAAAAAAACAATACATTGGCAAGGGAAAGCAGATGATGCTCTTAAAATAGCAACATTTGGCTATCTTTTGTATATGCACTGCAAAAAAGAAATTGACAAAGAAAAAGCAGCGTTAGCAATTAATGAAGAAAATGATGCTGATATTGATAACCCTTTATATGATAGTAGTAGTTAGGAATTTATATGTTTAAAAAAGTGTGTATTGAAGGAACTTGGCTAAATATTAATTTAGACAAAAAAAATGACAATGATTTTAAAATCACTGTGTCAAACAAAATAACAGGGAAAAAATATAATGTATTCCCTAATGATATTTTAACTGTAGGAGATAAACATGAATGATTTAACATTTTTTGAAAAATTTGTAATTGTTGTATCTTTTTGGTGTTTTTTATCTTTTGGTGTAGCGGCAGCAACAAAGACAATATGGTTGCCTGACGGAACTATAATAGTTTGCACAGTTGACCCAAGTGGCGTGACTGTTTGCTTGTAAAAAAAGCTTGACAAGTTTTTACTGGTATATCAAAATAAAAGTGTGATTAATAAGGAGTAAATTATGAATAATGTTCAAAAAGTAGAGTTTGTAAAAGGTAAAGATTTAGTTACTATTGAAATCTTTGACAAAGAACCACAAGAAATTCAAAACCCTTGGAGTGGTGATACCTGTATGTTAGAGCCGTTAGCAGTTGGTGTCTATGATTATATCAAAGGGTGTGAGATGCTTGGAATGTCTGAACAAATGCTTGATGCTTTAGGTTGGTTTAGACGAAATTACCCAAAAGAATATATGTTATTATTAGATTAAGGAGGATATGATGAATGTATTCTATTTAGATGAAAATCCAAAAATTTGTGCAATGCACCACAATGACAAACATTGTGTAAAAATGATATTAGAGTATGCTCAATTGCTGTCCACTGCTCACAGGGTGTGTGATGGTGTTAAAATTATTATAGATATTAATAATAGAAAAAACACACAATACAAACTTGCTGACAGTCGTGATGACAATATTTATAAAGCTGCTTTTGTAAACCACCCTTCAGCAATATGGGTTAGAAAAAGCAGATATAATTATATGTGGCTTCGTATGCTGTGGGAAGATTTGCTTGATGAGTATCATTTAAGATATGGCAAATACCACGCTGCTGAAAGACTTAAGCCTTTTTTAATTAACCACCCAACTAATATTTCTAATGACAATTTTACGCAACCTACCTGCGCAATGCCTGATGACTGTAAAATAAGCCCTAATGCTTTAGTTAATTATAGGATATACTATAAAAAATATAAATCACATTTGGCTAAATGGACAGGTAGAACTGTCCCTAGTTGGTATAATAAAGGTATAATTTATGACGGATATAAACATTAAATATTTTGATATTAACTCTTTAAAACCATACCCAAAAAACAGTAGAACACACAGCGATGGGCAGATAAAGCAAATTGCTAATTCTATTCAAGAGTTTGGTTGGACAAACCCGGTATTTATAGACAATGATATGAATATCATTGCAGGTCACGGCAGAGTTATGGCTGCAAAGACTATTAATATACAAAAAATTCCCTGTATTCAAGTTGACCATTTAACAGAAACCCAAAAAAGAGCTTATGTGATAGCTGATAATAAATTGGCAGAAAATGCAGGTTGGGATAATGAGTTACTCAAGCTTGAACTTCATGCTTTAGAAGAAGCTGATTTTAATTTAGAGCTTATTGGGTTTGATGGTGCAGAATTATCTGAGGCTATGTTTGATGACCCTATTGGTGAATCAAACTATGATGGAAGTAACTTTATTATCCAATACAACATTATCTTTGATGATGAATCCCAACAGGACAAATGGTTTTCATTTCTTAGAAAATTAAAAGACAAATACCCAAACCAAGAAACAATTGGCGAAAGACTTTCACAATACATAGAAGATAACCATGGCTAAACTTAAAGAATTTATTGAAACCAATGTATACGATGAAGCAAAAAAAAGAATACATCACATATATGATATATTTGATACCATTGTTGTTATGTTTTCAGGTGGCAAGGACTCACTAGCTGCACTGCATTTGGTAAAAGAAGTAGCAGACGAAAGAGGAATAACAAAGCCAATAAATGTTGTATTTAGAGATGAAGAATTAATACCTGATGAAGTAATCAATTTTGTTGACGAATATAGAAAAAAAGATTGGATAGATATGAAATGGTTTACTGTTCCATTAAAATCCACAAAATATATTTTATCTGTATGTCATACATACACACAATGGGACAAAAATAGAAAATGGGTCAGAGAAAAACCTGAGTGGTCTATTAGTTTAGAGGATAATGATGATAGAGAATTTGACCAATACACAATGGACGGCTTTACTGCAAAATACTATAAAGGCAAAATTGCATTTATCACAGGAATTAGAGCAAGTGAATCTTTAATGAGATATAGAGCGTCAGTATCAAAATTAAATGACAACTATATCAATGCAGTTACTGACAAGGGCGCAAAAAATGTAATGTTGTGCAAACCTCTGTTTGATTGGGAAGAAGATGATATATTCAAGTATTTTTATGACAATGAAATACAATATTGCAAATTATATGATTATCAAATGTGGTCAGGTAATTCATTAAGAGTTTCAACACCACTTCATGCTGAAACGGCAAAAAGGTTTGACCAAGTGAAACTATCTTCACCTGATTTTTATAATAGAGTTATTGAGGTTTTTCCTGAGATGTTGCATCATGAAAGATATTATAAAGAATTAGATAGAGCAGCCATAAAATCAAGGTATGGTGAATCTTTAGAAGGCGTTAGAGCATGGATTGAAGATAATCTGTCTGATGATGAAAAGCAGTATCAATTAGCTATGAAACGATTAAATACTGTAGTAGTAGCTTCCAAAAGAATGCCACAATCATATCCACCACAATATGTGTTGAACCAATTTATGAGTGGCAGTTTTAAACGAAACATTCTTCCACAAAAGGCTAAATAATGAATGACCCAATAAATAATATCCAATGGATAGATGCCGCAGAATTAAATGGCAATGACTATAACCCAAATGTTGTATTTACTCCTGAATTAAAATTGCTTGAAAGAAGTTTATTAAAAACAGGATGGGTTCAACCAGTATTAATATCTAAAGATAAAATTATCATAGATGGATTTCACAGGTGGAGACTATCCCAAGATTCAAAGAAAGTAAAAGAAGTCTATAAAGGAAAACTTCCTTGTGCAATATTGGATATAGATAGACCAACTGCTATGATATTAACCATTAGAATGAATAGAGCAAAAGGTAGTCATGTTGCAGTTCAAATGAGTGAGATTGTTCATGAGTTAATAGACAAGCATCAATTAGACCCTAATCAAATTGCAGAGGAAATAGGCGCAACTAAAAATGAAGTTGACCTTTTATACCAAGATGGTGTATTTAAAATGAAAAATATTAAGAGCTATAAATACAGCAAAGCATGGTATCCAGTAGAGAAATAATAAAAGAAGTTTCAATTGATGTTCTTTTGCCTTTAAAAAATATGGCAAAAAAAGACAAAGTAAATATCAGTGAGCCTTCATCTAATGGCAAGTTTTTTGCATCTTATGACGAAGACGGAAATCTTGTTGGGTGTGCAGGTATTATTGTTAAAAATAACAAAGGTAGAATTAGGAGTGTCTTTATTAAACCTGAGTATAGAGGAAAAGGTTACAGTTCTACCTTGATGTCATATATAATTAAGTATATGACTGACCTTCATGTGTGCTATATAGACCAATTATCTTCACAGCCTGAATGGTGGATTAAGAATGGTTGGAAAGAAAAATCAAAAGTAAAAAATGGTTCTTGGATATTTAAAACATTTTGAATAAATATAAAACATGGGACGGAAAAACAAGGCAGCGTATGTATGCTAAGTTTTTATACCAAAAGAAAAAA